GGGGCCTCCTTCTGCAGTGTCCTGGGCTTGCGCTTGGGCAGCTTGATGACCGTCTCAGGCAACGCGCTCATTCCTGCGGATCTCTCTCATGTAGTGCCGTATGCGCTGCTCTGCGCCCTCGCCATAGCGTTTGTCCATCCTGGCCAGCATCTTGTCGATGGCTTCCTTGTTCTGGTCTGCCTCCCAGGTGAACAGCAGCTCCCTGGCCGCAGCCATCTCCAGCACCCTGCGGTCTGGCAGCGGCCCCTTGTGCTTGGGATACCAAGGCTTCCAGGGTCGCTTCACTTCCTGGCCTCCCGCTTGGCCTGCAGGCGCATCTCCTTGGCCAGCACCTCGCGGCCCTGCTCTGTGATGACGCTGCCAGCATCCACCAGCCCACGGCGGCGCAGTGACCAGTACGTCACCCAGCTCCCAGGCTTGTCGTTGACCAGCTTGAACTTCCAGCCCATGGCGAAGTGCTTGAGCATAAAGGCCTGATGCGGTGACAGGCTCATGCGTAACCATCCGTGATGATCTTGCCTTTGGCTTCCTCCAATGCGCCGATCAGCATGAGCCGATCTGGCACTGTAGATGTCTTGATCTTGAACTGCCCTTTGTCCTTCCAGAAGCACAGCACAATCACGCTGTCTGGCTGCTCGTCAATGGCTTCGTCCAGGATGATCTTGGCCTGTACCTTGTGGTGGTCAGGAATGGTTGCGGTTTTGAGTTTGCTCATGCTTTTGCCTCTCGTCTGGCCTGCTTCTGCTGCCACCTGTAGTGCTGCCAAGTGGTCACCTCGCAGTCCATGTGCCACAGCTCGGCCCCAGTGACTGACTTTTGCCGGGTTCTAGCTTTCCTCATGGCCTTCATGTAGATCTGGCGCACCCGTTCCTTGGTGCAGCCAAGCTCCTGCGCGACCTCTTCCAAGGTATATCCGTCCATCACCATCAGGCGCACTACAAGGTCTTCCCGGTCGGTAAAGCAGATGGTCTCCAGCAACTTGATAACCAGCTCACGCTGTTCTACCTGCTCAAGGTCATCCTGCATCTCAAATGACCAGCGCCATGAGGGCAGCTCTGGCAGCTCCTCATCCCGGCTGTACCAGATGCGCTTGACCTCGCTGGGAAGCGAGGCTGTCTGCAGCTTGCCGTAATAGGGTGATGCGAAACCGGTCATGCAATGGCCCTTGCTCGCTTGGCACGGATCTCTCTGGCCACAAAGTCCAGGGCCATCTCTAGCTGACCCACGGTGCAGACATCAAGCTGCGCGTCATGGATCTCCATGCCCAGGTTCAGTGCCGTCAGCTCCGGGCCCGTGAACAGAAAGCGACCCTTTTGCACGCCTCGCTGGCCCATGCTGAAGATGGCATTCTGTGCTGCCGTGATCTCGCTGCGGTACTCATGCCCTATCGCAGCCACGATCGCCAGCGCCTCGGCCACGTTCATGGCCGCGATCAGGTTGTCAATATCTTCCCGCGTGCCAGCCCCTGCAACCATGCAAGACAGGGACTGATGGTTCCTGATCTTCAAGGTTGTGGCCTTGCCGTGCTCTCGCACCGGAGCAAAGCCGCGCATGACATGGCCCATGGTGTCCATGATCACGCCCTTGGGCCGGTAGCTACTCCTCTTTCGCATCATCCCCCCAGATCATGGCGGCCAGGGCCACGGCCAAGAACAGCAAGGCAACCGACAGCGCCAAGCCAATGATCATGCCAAGCACGAAACTCATTCCAGCATCTCCTTCACTGTCACCACCAGCCTGGGCTCCAGGCTGTATTGCTTCTGCACCAGCAGGCGCACCACCTGGGTGTCATCCACATAGGCCACCCCGTTCATGGCATCCAACACGCCCTTGGCCACGTTGTCCAGGTCTGGCTTGCCAGGGATCTCCTGGCCATCCAGCGCCCTGGCACGCTTGGCCTTGCTCCAGCTCTTGGGCACGCCCTTGTAGATGTCCACTCGCACGCTGACCGGGGTCTCCACCGGGGCGCACGGCATGGCCTCAGACGCACGGCAGGCGATCAGGGTTTCGTAGTCCCTGGTGGCCGTGTCTGTATAGGCAAAGCCCCTGCGGGTGAACCGTGGGCGGCCCTTGCCATGGGGCTCTCCAGGCACAGTGAACTGCAGCTCCATCACAGCAGGCCACTCTGCCGCAGCGCGGCCAGGAACTGCTCATACCGCTCGGCCTTCTCCGGGGCGGGCTGCTGGTCAGTGATGGACAGCGCGAGCTGGATCAGCTCCACGGGCAGATGCTGGCCCTCACGGCACATATCCAGCACCTTGATGGCTTCCTGTGTGGTCATTGCTTCACCCCCATCAGGAAGCGGTGCAGACGGGGCTCCAGGCCGCCGTAGCGGGGCTGTAGCTGGTCTCGCACGCACTGGTCAATGATTGCGCTGATGCTGCGCCGTTGGTCTGCGGTGGCCTTGGTCAGCAGCTCTCTGCTGTCAGGGTGCAGCCTCACCAGGAATGGGATTCTCTTCTGTTGCATGGGCCTGCTCGGTATCGTGGCGATAGCGCAGGAGTCTACTAGCATTCCAATCCGCATGGAATCTTAGGGTTTGTCCTAATAAACACGCTATCGGATGTGTTAAATTCGTGGCATCGCAACCGAGCAGATAAAGCTCACAAGGAGAGACGATGACCACCAAAGCCCGAACCCTCGAAATCCACACCGCAGCCATCATCAGAGCTGCTCAGGCAAACCCGAGCATCACCGTAACCAGCCTTCAGGACGATCTGGAGCGCGGTGACATGGGTGGCTGGATGAAGATTGCTCAACTCTGGGACATGGATTTCACTCAGTGGAGCGAAGCGATGGATAGTGCCATTGCTGCACTGTCGAAAGTGGAGGCCTGACATGACCCGCTTTGTCGCCTACTACCGCGTGTCCACCGACCGCCAGGGCCAAAGCGGCCTTGGCCTGGAAGCCCAGCGCACCGCCGTCACCCAGCACATCGGCGCTGCCGAGCTGGTGGCTGAGTTCACCGAGGTCGAATCTGGCCGCAAGAATGACCGCGAGCAGCTTGCCCTGGCCCTGGCCGCAGCCAAGAAGGCCAAGGCCGTCCTGGTCATTGCCAAGCTAGACCGCCTTGCACGCAATGTCCACTTCATCAGCGGCCTGCTGGAGTCTGGCGTGCCGTTCGTCTGCGCCGATATGCCCGAGGCTGACCGCACCTTCCTGCAGATGTCTGCCGTGTTCGCAGAGTGGGAGGCCCGCAAGATCAGCGAGCGCACCAAGGCCGCTTTGCAGGCCGCCAAGGCCCGTGGCGTGCGCCTGGGTAGCCCTGCCCCTACCAAGGGCAGCGAGGCTGGCATAGAGCGCATCCAGGCCCGTGCTGATGCCTTTGCCTCCCGTGTCCAGCCCATCATCGCCAGCATCCAGGCAGCCGGTGCTGCCACCCTGCGCGACATTGCCAGCGCCCTGTCTGCCCGTGGCATCCAGACTGCCCGTGGTAACACGGACTGGAAGCCCGCCCAAGTTGCCCGTTTGATTACCCGTTAACCAAAGGAGAAAACCATGCAAACCACGAAACGCTACGCCCGCACCATGGAAGAGGCTTTCGGCCCCGGCCACCGAGGCGGCATCTACGAACAGCCTCCCGAGTTCGGCCTTGCCGACAAGGTCATCATTGGCCTGTGCGGGGTCATCCTGTTTGGCCTGCTGCTGGCCATTCTCTGGGGGGTCATCTGATGAGCCAAGCCAACACCATCATGGAGATGCTCAAGGCGGGCCCGGTCACCGCCATGGATGCCCTGGAGCGGGCTAACTGCTTCAGGCTGGCAGCCCGCATTGCAGACCTGCGCCAGCAGGGCATTGAGATTGAGACCGAAACCGTCACCACCCTAACGGGCAAACACATCGCCCGATACAAACTGAAGGAGAGCCAACATGGCCGGGAAATTAACTGATGACCGAATGATGTCCGCATCCCGCCTGCCGGGACTGCTGGGCTATAGCAAGTACAGTCGCCCCAATGATGAGCTGCAGTTCAGCATCAATGCCATTGACGGCAAGCCCCGCGAGGACATCGGCAATGAGGCCATGGCCTGGGGCAACACCCTGGAGCCTGTGGTGCTGACCGAGGCCTGCAAGCGCCTGGGCATTGAGCAGTTCGATACGAACATCACCAAGCCTTACCGCAGCCAAGCATGGCCTCTTCAGTGCAGCCTGGATGGCATCGCCCAGGGCAGCGGCCAGACCGTCACCAGCAATAGCGACCTGGGCATCTACGTTGTCGGCCAGGACAGCATCGTGCTCGACGGCCCCGGAGTGCTGGAGGCCAAGGTCACCAAGACCTACCCGGAAGACACGCCCGACCTAGCGCGAGGCCCCATCCAGCTCCAGGGCCAGCTCTTGGTCACCGGCTACAAGTGGGGTGCAGTGTGCGTGCTGTATCAGGGCATTGAGATGCGGGTGTTCCTGTTCGCTCGCCATGACCACACCCAGAACCAGATCATCAAGTCGGTCAATGACTTTGAGAGCAGGCTGGAGACCTACCGCCAAACTGGTGGCATTGAGTGGTACGAACCCGAGACCAGCGAGGACATGGACAGGGTCTATCCCACGCCTGTCGAGAGCAAGGAGGTTGAGCTGCCAGAGGCCGCAGCCACCTGGGCGCAGAAGATCCTGGATGCCAAGGCCGCCATGCGTGATGCCAAGGACGACATCGAAGAGGCCGAGCTGGAGCTAAAAAAATTACTCAAGCAGGCACAGACAGGCAGGGCTGGCAACCTGCTGATTCAGTGGCCCATGCGCCACTACTCTGCCCAGGCCGAGCGCCTTGTGCCCGCTAAGGAGGCATACAGCACCCGTCAATCCACGTTGAAGATTAAGGAGATCAAATGACACAGCTTGCCGTTACCCGCCAGGGATTTGCCCCGGCCACCATCACCGAGGCCATGGAGTTCAGCAAGATGCTGGCCGACAGCTCCATGGTGCCCCGTGCCTACCAAGGCAAGCCGCAGGACATCATGGTCTGTGTGCAGTGGGGCTATGAGATTGGCCTCGCTCCCATGCAGGCGCTGCAGAACATCGCTGTCATCAACGGCAAGCCCTCGGTCTACGGGGATGCAGCCATGGCTCTGGTGCAGGCCAGCCCGGTCTGCGAGGGGGTCGAGGAGTACATGGAAGGCGAGGGCACGCCCAACCCGGTGGCTGTCTGCATTGCCCACCGCAAGGGGCGCAAGCCAGTGACAGCCAAGTTCAGCGTCGAGGATGCCAAGCGGGCAGGGTTGTGGGGCAAGCAAGGCCCCTGGCAAGCCTACCCCAAGCGGATGCTGGCCATGCGTGCCCGTGGCTTTGCCTTGCGGGATGCCTTCCCGGATGTGCTCAAGGGCCTGATCACCGCCGAGGAGGCGCAGGACTTCCCGGATGAAGCCAAGCCCAAGGCAGCACGCAACCCGCTGGATGCCCTGGCCCCGCCCGCAGCGCCCGAGGTGCTGGAGGTGGTGCAGGTAGTGCAGGAGCCTGAGCCCGTCGAGCTGGTCGAGGAGGTGGTCGAGGTGGCCGAGGTTGTCGAGGTGGTGGAAGCCGAGCCCCAGGCTGGCGGCTTTGCCATCATGGTGCCGGGTAAGGATCAGCCGTTCAGCACGCACCAGACCCTGGAGCAGTGGGCCGAGGCGTATGAGGCGCTGGCCGAGAAGATGGCCAACACAGCCAAGCTGCCAGCCCGTGAGCGCATGACCAAGCTGCGGGAGCTGAAGGATCTGAACAAGGAAACGCTGGAAAAAATTGACAGCGTGACCCGGATCAAGCACACAGCGTCATACCAAAAGCGCATCCGTGCGCTCGGCGCAGCTCAGTGAAAAAAGCCCCGGCACTAGGCCGGGGCGAATCATGGG